TTAGAGTGATATATAGACTACCGAAAACACAGGGAGGGAAACACATGAAGATTCAAAAAGGCGACCAATTTTACGCCACTTATTCCAAACAGCGATATGTGATTGTTGGAAAATGGGGCGGCAACTTAGTGCTTGCCCCGACAGCAAAAGACAACGACGAATGCTTGATCTACTCGGTTGGTGAAATCGAAGAAATGATAAACACATTAAAATGGGTCCGGGAAACGGGGTGTGGCCAATGACTCGTAAAGAACTGGTGCAGGCGCTGGAAGTAAAATGGGGAGTCAAAGCAATTTATCTTGGCGTGCCAAGCTGCGCTTATGAAATTAATTGCAGCGCAGGAACCTTCCAAGTGGACCGCTGCGGCGTGATCCGGGATAAAGAAGGGCGTGAATTAGCAGTCGAGGAAATACTGGGTGAAACCCAGGAACTGACAGGTAGACCGGATCAGGTGGAGCAAAGTACGCCCCATATTAACGGATATGCGGTTGAATTTCCGCTGACCGGCCATACGGTAACGAGCCTTCGCAATCTGGTTAATATGCTGGCCAGTAAACAACACCTGCTTGTCAGCTCTTTTGGCTTAACTCAGCCGCTGTTAGACAGCTATTTTGCCAAGGAGTTAGACAAGATACCGATTGAAGATCTGGACACTTTTCCTATCGTTTGGGCTGAACTCGGGGATAAACGCTGCCCAGGGCTGAAACTGGACTTTAACAAGCAGCGCGTGATTTTGAAGCTGCCAAAAGAAAACCCCTTGCCGGAAGAAATGGCTGCTTTTCAAAACCTTCAAGCCTTCGCAAGATGAAAATCCAAAGTATGCGCTGCGAACCTGGCTGCTTCGTCTCGGTATGCATGGCGATCGCTTCAAAGCGACTCGCAAAGTCCTTCTGGCACACTTACCAGGCAGCAGTGCTTTTCGGCACAGCAAACAAAAGATTTTGCCGAACGGGGAGGGAGCTTGATATGGACCGATTTTTTACGCAGAAAACTTGTGATCGCTGCGGCGGTAGTTTAGATGGCGGGCGGATCATGTCGATGTTTAATACCGATTGCATTTGCCTTGCCTGTAAAGAAAAAGAGAAGGCATGGAATGATTATAAAGAAGCTGTTCAGGCAGAACTGGACGAAGTGAAAAAAGGCAATAAGAACTATAAGGGGATTCAAGGGTAGTTCAAATTTAACATGATGGAGCCAGCCGAAAGGTTAGGCTCTTTTCTTATTACCTGGAAAGGAGGTGAGTTCCATGGCTCAAGCTGGCCGAAAACCTAAACCGACGGCCATTAAAAAATTGGAAGGCAATCCCGGCAAACGCCGACTTAAGGAACTTGAACCCACTCCGGAGAAAAAAGCGCCGAAATGTCCGATGTGGCTGGAGCCGGAAGCGAAGAAGGAATGGCGGCGAACAGCAAAACGTCTGGAAGCGCTGGGAATATTGACAGAAGTCGATATGGCGGCCTTTGCCGGCTACTGCCAGGCTTTTGCCCGCTGGAAGGAAGCTGAGGAATTCATCTCAAAGCATGGAACCATTGTCAAAACTCCGTCTGGCTATTGGCAACAGGTACCGCAGGTATCTATTGCGCAGACCTATTTAAAGATCATGCACAAATTTTGTGAACAGTTTGGTCTGACGCCCTCTGCCAGAAGCCGTATTATTGCTGATGCTGGCCAACAGGCTGATGCCGATCCGATGGAGCTCATTTTGATAAACGGAGGCAAGCGGAGTGTATGATCAAAAAAAGGCGCAGCGTGCGCTTCAGTTTATCAACTGCTTAAAACATACCAAAGGCCAGTGGCGAGGCGTGCCTTTTGAACTTTTGCCCTGGCAGGATCAGATTATCCGAGATATCTTCGGCACAGTAAAACCAAATGGCTACCGGCAATATAACACGGCATATATTGAAATACCTAAGAAAAATGGAAAGAGTGAACTTGCCGCCGCCGTAGCCCTCTATATGACCTGCGGTGACAATGAATGGGGCGCAGAAGTGTATGGCTGTGCTTCCGACCGCCAGCAGGCCTCCATCGTCTTTGATGTGGCAGTCGATATGGTGGATCAGTGCCCGGCGCTTAAAAAACGGATCAAGCCGATCATATCGGTGAAGCGGCTTTTATATCAGCCGACCAATAGCTTTTACCAAGTGTTGTCGGCTGAAGCCTACACCAAGCACGGTCTTAATGTGCATGCCGTCGTGTTTGATGAACTGCATGCCCAGCCAACCCGCGATCTCTATGACGTCATGACCAAAGGTTCAGGCGATGCCCGAACCCAGCCGCTATTTTTTCTCATCACCACCGCCGGTACCGACCGCAACTCGATCTGCTGGGAAGTACACCAGAAAGCGCTGGATATTTTGGCGGGGCGCAAGGTTGATCCGACGTTTTATCCCGTGATTTATGGCATTGACGATGATGACGACTGGACGAGCGAAGAAAACTGGTACAAGGCCAATCCATCCCTTGGCCATACCATTGATATAGAAAAAGTCAGGGTCGCTTTTTTCGGCAGCTTCGCCTTAACCAATGGGTCAAACAATCGGTGCGCTGGATGCAGATGGACAGATGGGATGAATGCGCTTTTCCCGTCTGCCCGGATAACTTGCGAGGCAGAGTCTGTTACGGTGGGCTTGATTTATCGAGTACCATGGATATTACCGCCTTTGTGCTGATTTTTCCACCGAGTGAAGAAAATGAGAAATTTATTGTGCTGCCGTACTTTTGGATTCCGGCGGACAACCTGATAGCTCGAGTCCGGCGCGATCATGTGCCGTATGATATCTGGGAGCAACAAGGTTTTATCAAAACCACCGAGGGCAATGTTGTTCACTATGGCTTCATTGAAGCGTTTATTGAGGAACTAAACACCAAGTACCATATCAACCTGGAAGGCATGGGCTTTACCGTTGTGCCGTTTGGCCAGGGGTATAAGGACATGTCGCCGGCTTCTAAAGAATTGATGAAGCTGACTATGGAAAAGAAGCTGGCTCATGGCGGTAATCCGGTGCTTCGCTGGATGATGGATAATATCTATGTAAAAACCGACCCGGCCGGCAACATCAAACCGGACAAAGAAAAAAGCACCGAGCGCATTGACGGTGCGGTAGCGTTAATTATGGCTTTGGATAGAGCTATACGAAATGGCGGTTATACCGGGAGTGTGTATGATGAGAGGGGAATATTGGTGCTTTAAATAGGATAAAGGGGTGGCCATATAAAAATACAAGATATTATAAAAAGTCCCACCCTGGTACGCTTTCAATGAAGAGGCGTGGTGAGTTCGGTTAGCTAAACTATATTGAATAAAGAGAAATTTGTCAATCGGTTTGCGGTGATATTGAATGTCAATAAGGAAATGGTTGGAAAAGTTTTTTGTGTTGAATTATTGAACTGGACTATGCCATAATCTATCATAGACTGATATTGGTGGGATGGGTAACTATGTCTGAAATAAGCCAGAACGGATTAAACGAGCGGCAAATAAGTGAAGAAGTGCACAAAAAACTAGCGGAAGCTGAGAAGCAAATTGCCGATGGGGTTTCGCTTTTAGACGCCGAAGATAGCTTAAATAAAATAAGGGTAAAGTATGGGTTGACTGATAAAAAATAAAAATAAGCATAGAGATTAGATCCTTTATTTCAGTTTTAATCCAGATATGAAATATAAAGGTAAGCATCTATTACTGACAGGTGTTTTTTTTTCGCCTAGTGTCTTTTTGTTCATATAATATTGCGAAACGCTTTCATAATGCAATACAATAGGGTATAATATATCATAAAGGAGGCGTTTTGCAATGGCAAGGACAGCGAATATATTTGCCCGTGTTGAGCCTGAAATTAAGGCGCAGGCTGAAAAGGTGCTTGAGCAGCTGGGCATCCCGATGTCCAACGCAATCGGGCTTTTTTTGCGCCAGGTTGTACTCCAGCGCGGCATTCCTTTTGATATGAAACTCCCTCAAAATAAGCCGTTGTCGATAGAACAGCTCAGCGAGGAGCGGTTTAACGCAGAAATCGAGAAAGGCATGGCAGATTTGAAAAGCGGAAAGGTTGTCCCGGCGGAAAGGGTTTCAGATAGGATGAGCAAGGATTACGGTCTATGAATGCTTGGAAAGTAGCATATACCGAACAGGCGGAAAACGATCTGCGCGGGATTTACGAATACATTGCTTTCTCGCTGCTCGAGCTTGAAATCGCAAAGAGACAGGCGAAACGGATTATGGAAGCTGCGGCAAAACTGAATGAAATGCCTTTCCGCTACCGCCTGTATGAAAAAGAACCGTGGCACAGCCAAGGGCTTCGGGTTTTGCCGGTTGACAATTACTTGGTGTTTTATCTGCCCGTTGAAGATAAAGAAACAGTTGTAATCATCCGTATCATGTACGGCGGGCGGAATATTGAGGAACAGTTATGCAAAGGAATAAATACTTGAAAAAAGTGAATTAATACGAGGAGCATCGCCGCGGCGGTGCTTTTTTAATATATCAGAAAGTATAAAATTTGAGTGCTATTGACAGGAGAAACGACGCGGGTTTGGGGAATTAGGGTTACATGGAAAAAAGCATCTTGTGGCGAATCTTTTTTGACGTAAAGCAGAACTGGAACAATTTCATTGAAAAGTATGGACGTCGAATCCGACCAGTAGTTCGTAAAGAAGTTGAAAAGTTTCATCACTGTGGTGATCCTGCGAACGGATTTAAGATATTTGTTTGCGAAGGATGCAATGATGTAAAAATTCTACCCTACCGCTGTAAGAGTCGGTTTTGTACAAGTTGTTCATGTGGCGAGGCAGAAGAATGGAGCAGGGTGCTAGGTAATGATGCCTATCAAGTAATACATCGCCATGTAATATTTACGATAGATGAGGAATTAAGAGTTGTATTTGTCAAACATCGATTTCTGTTAAAAGATCTAATGGATAGATCGGTAAAGTTAATTCAGGACTATTTCGAGAAAAAAGGTAAAGTTGTTACCGGAATCATAGCGGGGCTTCATACCTTTGGGGCTAGAGTTCAATTTAATCCGCACGTTCATATGATGGTGACTATGGGCGGTCTGACAAGAAAAGGAGAATGGAAACAATACGATTTTTTGCCTTTTGAACACCCATTTTTAGGAGGTGACGCATGAAAATTCCCTTTTTATCAAGATTCTTTCAAACTAGAGCCAGCCCGAAAAACAGCTTCTGGGGCAGCGCCTACAGCTTTTTCTTCGGCACCAGTTCAAGCGGCAAGACGGTTAACGAGCGGACGGCGCTGCAGACAACAGCAGTCTATGCCTGCGTGCGGATACTGGCCGAAACCATCGCCTCTCTGCATCGACCATCCCATATACTACCTGCTCCACAGCGAGCCAAACCCAGAGATGACATCATTCGTGTTTCGCGAAACACTGATGGGTCATCTTTTGTTATGGGGCAATGCCTATGCTCAGATTATCCGGGATGGTCGGGGCAAAGTGGTCGGCTTGTACCCATTGCTACCCAATAAGATGCTCGTCAACCGGAACGATCAGGGAATTCTGTACTACCAATACGAAAAGGATGGACAGACATTTTTATTGCGCAATTACGAAGTTCTCCACATTCCGGGGCTCGGCTTTGACGGCCTTATCGGTTATTCTCCGATCGCTATGGCCAAAAACGCTATCGGCATGGCTATCGCCACCGAGGAATACGGCGCCAAGTTCTTTGCCAACGGGGCTAATCCAGGCGGCGTGCTCGAGCATCCCGGCGTGGTAAAAGACCCGGCGCGAATCCGGGAAAGCTGGAACGCCGTGTACCAAGGCAGCGGCAACGCGCACCGGGTAGCGGTGCTGGAAGAAGGCATGAAGTTTCAAAGCATCGGCATACCGCCGGAGCAGGCGCAGTTTTTAGAAACGCGCAAATTCCAGCTCAATGAGATTGCTCGCATCTTTCGCATCCCGCCCCACATGATCGGCGATCTGGAGAAGTCCAGCTTCTCCAATATTGAGCAGCAGTCGCTGGAATTAATGTATACCTTAGATCCCTGGGTAGTCAGATGGGAACAGGCTATGCAGCGGGCCTTGTTCAGTGAAAGCGAAAAACGGCAGTACTTCGTAAAATTCAACGTGGACGGGCTACTCCGCGGCGATTACCAGAGCCGGATGAACGGCTACGCCGTGGGCCGGCAAAACGGCTGGCTTTCCAGCAACGACATCCGAGAACTGGAAAATCTCAACCGTATACCAGCAGAGCTTGGCGGAGACTTGTATCTCATCAACGGCAACATGACCAAGCTGGCTGACGCAGGGGCATTTATCCAAAAGAATGCAAAGGGAATGGAGGGAAGCAAATGAAGAAATTTTGGCACTGGGTTAAAAACGAGGACGGCCGCACCCTGTATTTTGACGGATACATTGCCCAGGACAGCTGGTTTGACGACGATATCACCCCGAAAAAGTTCAAAGCCGAGCTAAACAGCGCCGCCGGCGACATCACCGTTTGGCTCAATTCACCAGGCGGCGATGTGTTCGCAGCTAGCCAGATTTACACCATGCTCAAGGAGTATGAGGACAAGGTCACCGTCAAGATTGACGGCATTGCGGCTAGCGCCGCCTCGGTAATCGCCATGGCCGGCGATGAAATCGTAATGTCGCCGGTGGCGATGATGATGATCCACAATCCGACAGCGGCTATTTTTGGTGAAGCTTCCGATTTTCAAA